CCACCACAACATGCGACTTTGTAGGATGGTTCGGCGTGCGCTTTGGCTTGTTATAGCCTTCTACGCCTGCCCGTTCTAACCGAGAGTCTTTCTTTTTCATGATTCCTCCAAGCGCTAAGAAAGTGCTGTGTAAAGACTGATTCTAGGTAGCCAGCGACGGCCTCTATAGCTGCGTCATCACACTTGTTTTAGTGTCGGTATCCAGCAATACCAACACATAGTTTAGGCGTCCCAAAACGATACGTGTCACAGCACTTTCGTAGAGCATGGAAAAAAGGGGGCATTTCTGCCCCCCTTATCGTCATTAAGACGTGGTGCAGTCAGTGACCTTGCCAGACGCCTTTTCGTTCTTCACGACAAGCGTGAATTCGGTCAGGAGTTGGGTACGGTCAGCATCGCCAGTCTTAGCAAGCGGGTTAGTTTCCATATCACGCAACGTAGCAACGCCCAGGTACTCCATATCGAGCACAAGGACAGTGCGGTCGCGTTGGAAGCGGTTAGGCACGATCTGGTGCTGGCCGAAGTCGGACACATAGAGATCAGCACCCGCCAGGATTTCACCTTGTTGGCCTGGGGTTACGTTCTTGTAGAGCGTAGCAATGTTAGCAAAGCTAGATGCAACGGTCTTGTTGAACGGGCCAACCATGATGATCTTGGGGTCGCCGCCCTCGGTCCAGCACTTTTGGATTACATCGTTCAGCGAGGCGCGAGTGAACGTGCCTTGAACGGTGCTATCCGTAGGTGCAACAACGGTGCCGCTGGAGAAGCCAGGGGTGGTTTGGGCGGTACCCGTACCAACCGAGGTCTTGTTAGTGGCAAGCCATGACTCAAGAGAAGCCAAAGAACGTGCAGTGCCCGTACCGCCAGCGCTTGAGCCTTGGTTGCGGGTAAGAGCAAATTCCATGTCACGCTTGATCTCACGACCACGCTTGGCAAGCTGGTAGCTGAATTCATCAGCGCGGCCAGCTGCGTTTACGGCACGTTGCGTACCAGACACAGAGATCGTCTTGCTAGAAATCTGGCAGTAGTTACCAACGCGGGTAGTTGCTACGAAAGTAGCAGCTGTTGCGTCGTCGCCTTCAATCTTGCGGTTTGCGCTAGCAGCTTCAAGCGCGTCAGTCTGCCACTCGTGATAAACGGCAGAGGCGCGGCTTTTAGCAGCCTGGGAAAGGAAAGGAGTATCCATTGGGCTAATATCGTAAATGATGTTAGCCAAGTCTTCGCGGTTACCAATCGCAGAAAAAGTGGTTACGGTATTTGTTGGCACTGCCATGATTCAATCCTCGTTATTTCATTAAAGACCTAATTGCAGCTGCCGCAGAATTCATGTCGCCCTTCTTCCTAAGCTTATCGCGCATTTCTTTGATCTTGCGATCAGTTACTTCCGCTTGTGCTTTTGGTGCTCCAGGTGACGATGACTTAGGCGCAGCCTTAACTTTTTTACCTGATATGTCCTGGCTTTGTATCTGGTCCCAAAGCATGGCTTTTCTGGCTAGCACCATCAAACGATGGTCAGAAATAGCGTTAAGCTCGCTTTCGTGAAAGCCCAAATTAGTTAGCGTTTCGGCAATTTTCGGATACTCGCGCTGTACCGTCGCCTCATCCAACCATTCTGGCACTTTTTGACGTAGCTGCTCCTGCTCCTTCGCCAAGTATTGTTGATACATGGCTGCTCGTTCCGCTTCACGCTTAGATTGCAGCTTTTGAAACTTATCAACCTTGCTTTTGATGCGTTCGAACTTTTTCAGATACTCGTCGGGGTCATACTCTCGAAGCTCTTTCGCCTCATCCGAATCAAGCCAATCGACTTCAAGATTCATTACGTCCCTTGCGTCGTTTAAGCTCGCATCGATTTCAGCAACTTTTGCTTCAATCGCTTTACGTTGCTCAGATAGGTGCATGGTTTTTTGGGTATAGTCTTTACCCATCATGTAACCTTTCTGAAGCTCATCTAAGGTGACTTCTAGCTCTTCACCATTGACTTTGACTCTGTATCGGCCTTCACCTGATTCTGTGTCGCCTTCGGCAGTTTCCTCAGCTTCAGCTCTTACATTGTCTTGCTTTGCAACTTGTTCGCTCGCAGGTGGCTCATTAGGCTCTGGATTGAACATTGCTCTCATGCGCGATACCGCGCCCTCAACATCCGTGGCTCCCGTTTGGGTTGGCTCACTCATAAAATTACCTCAAATTTACGACTTGTTTAAATTTCCGCTTAAGCTCGGCTAGCCGTGATTCGGCTAATTTCCCGTTCGTAATACGGAGTTTGAACTTGCGCTCAAATTCATCTATCGCTTTCAGCTGTAGGTATAGATATTCCCTCTCTTCCTTCTGCTTAAAGCTTGATGTTCTAATGTTTGTGTAGACAGTATTCCGCAACTCGTCAAGCGCCGCAACTATCATGGGGTCTTTGAGCAGTTGCCTAGCACGTTCTGCTTCGGCTATCGCCTGCCTTAAATCAAGCTCTTCGCTCATACGATCGCACCTGGAATGTTTTGCTGATATTTCAACTCTAGCTCAGTTAGCTTAGCAAGATAGTTTTGCTCGAATTGCTGCTGCTTCTGCTGCATTTCAAACATCATGCGCTCAGCTTCAAACTGTTGTTTTTGCTGTTGCTCAGCCAATCGAGCCTGCGCTTTAATTTGCTCAGCTTCGGCCAACGGGTTCTGCGTCTGTAGTTGTTGCTGCATTTGTTGGAGCATAGCGGTTAGCTGCTCAACCTGCGCTTGTAGCAGCTCAGTAGGTTGTGACGGATTATTGAAGTAGGGCGCTGCATCTTTTAGTCCTACCTCTACCGACAATTTTTCCAACGTGTTGTAAATCTTGCTCTGATCAGTCAGCGGAATGCCTTGTTGTAGGAATTGCTGCTGCAATGCCAGAATAGCATTTAGGTTCACGATCTTTTCTTGTCGGTCACCAGCACCTAAGCCAACATCAATACGGCAGTCGATGTTATGCCGCCATGATGTTGGATCAATTTCAATTGGTTCGCCAAGAACTTTAATTTGCATGGAGTCGTTCTGATATTGCATTGCAAGCTTAACGATCTTGCGGAATATATCGCGCACGCCCGTATCAGCAAACAATCTAGCGATCATATCTAGGCGTTGCTGCGAGGCCTCCATGATGCCCTTGAAGCCCGTCGCAGTCTTATTAAGAGACTCTGAATCTAGCCCTTGGTTGTAACGCGTAACGCCAGTGCGCACTTCACGCATCACGTCTACATATTCCATCATGCGTAAGATTGGCTCAGCAATTGGCTGCACTGCAAGAGGCTGCAAGCTATCACCAATGGGACCTTCGTCATTAACACGGATAATGCCGCCAGCACGAGGCGTAAGCAGGTCATCCAGGTCTACACGCTCATTAACTACTGTGCGCATGTAGTTTGTCTGATAGACGTTATTAAGCGCTTGGCGCATAAGTGTTGATTTCAAATACTGGATATTCGCTACTTGCTCGCCAGGGCACGAGCCAATAGCGCGATGTGGGATAGGAATAGGCACAACAACGCAGAAAGGATGCTCATCAACATGCTGCCAGCTTAGAACCGTATTGCCAGCTCGGAACACTTGGCAAAGTTCAGCTACACCATCGCCGTCTGTATCTATGTAGACGTAATATTCGCCCAAATAGATAATGTCATTGGATGGGTCGCCAGGATTGGTATCGTAAAGCCCATCATAGTTCCAATATCGAGCGTTTTTCTCGTCGCTAATCTGGAAATCGTAGTACTCATCAGCGGGCAATGTCTCAACAACATCCTTATCAAACCCCATTTGCAGCAATTGGCTACGTGTTTTAGGCGTTCTATGGCCTATGAACCGTGGTTTTTTGAAATCACGCGCAGAACGGCAAATTAAAAACTCTTCCGGCGGGATATTTTCAATTTTAGTGCGGCCAACAGTCGTAGTTCGCTTTACCGTCACGTCATAAAACGTAAAAGGCGTGCCATTAATGACTTCTACACGGTCGTTTTGCTCTTCAACTTCTAACTCATCGTCTAATTGCAGCTTTTGCAGCTCAAAATTAGATAATCCTTGGTACCTTTCGCGGGTTACTTCTTTGGATTCATCCCAATAAATCTTTACAGTGCCAGTATATTGCAGCAGGGCATCCTTAAACATGTTGTGCAGCACCAACACGCCGTCATTTTGGCGACTAAATACCCAATTTGCCCATGCGGTCTTCTGCTCTGCTTCCTTATCGAACTCGGGCCGGTCCGATTCAAAGAACGCCACGTACTTACCCTGGGTAAATATGCGCACCAGGGATGGCAACATACCCTCAATGACGTCTGACACGTCCGAGGTAACAAACTGACTTTGCCCTTCGATCTCATCACCATAAGGCAGACAGTTGTAGTAGTTCATGAGCTTAGCGCGATCTTGCCCAATCTGAGACTGAAAGTCGATGCTGTCGCTCTCTTCAGCGCCGACAATCTTATTGATCTCGCTATCACTCATTTTCATCTTTACGTCTCCTGCCCCGCCTGGGTTTTTCTTCGGGGTTATTCTCGGAATTATAGTGCTGTTCTAGCTGCTCTAACCGCTCTAGCAACTCTTTTATGGTCTTCTCTAGCTTAACTACCTTTTGGGTTAGCTCAATGCTCATAAGTTTGGCTGCTCAGTCCATGTAGCTGACGGGTTCGTTTGGTCTGTCCACGTGCTGGCGGGTAAATAATCCGTAAACCATACGGCAGTTTTAAAGGTAATATCATCCAGAGTAACCGCCAACGTATTAGACGCTACAGCGCCATTCGCTAAAAAGGTAATACCGTCTAGCGTTAACGACATTACAGCGTAGTTATCGACCACCTGAAAGGCGTTGTTTTGAAAGGCGTTGCTCTGAAACGCTCTCATGGTTTCTCCGGCCAGACTATGGTGTCAGGGAATCCATCTTGGCTAGGCACATCACGCAAAGCTTGTCGGTATATCGCCCATGCCTGTTTATCGACCTGTGCATCAGCCAGCTGCGTCCAATCGTACTCTGATAACAGCCTATTGCGCTGCGCCCTTACAGCTGCGGCTTTGGCCTTATAGTCTGCGTCTAACTCTTCAGGAGTCTTAGGCTCCACCATGACGGTGTAGGCTATGCCGTTTTGAATGTACGGGATGCTAGCCACAAGCTTTTCTGTAGCCCGATCAT